TAAAAAATAATATATTGCCAGAAACAAAAGGATTCTTTTTTGGTAATGACTCCAGTGAGGACTATAAAGAAGATGATCTTCAGTTTATAGAAGATGCTTTAGAAGCAATTAAAGATGGTGATGATGTATATTATTCATCATGGTGGTAAATTATAGTTATGAAAAAAAATAAACTAATAAATCAAGGAAGATCAAAGCAACAAATTGAAAGTAATTATAAGATACTAGGCTGGGCAATTGTGTTTGGCCTAGTAATTATATTTATATCAGCATTGCATTGGTTCTTAATAGATATAATCTTATAAAAAAATCAATTACACAAGGTATAATAATGGAAAATGATAAAACAAAAATCAGAAATGGAAGAGTATATAAGTTAGTTAATGGAGTGTGGACAAGGCAAAGATTAAACACTGAATATGAAGTAGATCCTCATGATCCTGATTATGCTTGGTTATGGGATATTAAAAAACAAAAATAATGACAAATCAAGAAAGAAATATAATGTGTCTAAAAATTGATAGTGCATTAAAATTATTAGAAAAAGTTGATTTAGATAAAAATAGTAATAATAGAAAGTTAGATGCAGCAATTTCATTGCTTTATGACGTTAAAAAATACTGTAAGATATGAGGAATCAATTATTTGTTCAAGCAACTATCAAAGATGGAAAGTTACATTTTCCAATTAAAGGTTTTGAAACTAAATATAACAACTTTTTAAAAGAAATGCCTGAAGGTGCGCGTATAGAACTATTTATAGGTGTGCAAGATGGAAAAGGTAGTAACCCACAACTTGCAAGAATACATGCTATGATACGTGAGATAGCAAATGAGTTAGGTTATACATTTGAAGAAACAAAACTACAAGTTAAAAGAAAAGCAGGATTGTGCTTTGTAAAAAACAATAAAGAATATTGCAAGTCTTTTGGTAAGTGTGATAAAGATGAGTTAAATTTAGCTATACAAGCGGCTTTAGAAATAGGAGATTTTAGTGGAATGCAATTAAGATAGTTATTTAACTATTTTTAATTTACTTTCTAAATCTTTTAATTTTTCTTCAATATCATTACCTTTAAATGCTTCTCTAGCTAATTCTTCAAATTCAGCTTTAGTGGCTGTAGTCTCTGTTTTAACTTCAAGATCTTGTTCTTTAGCTTTAAACTTAAAATTTTGTACTAAAGAAAATAAAACATATAAGTCAGCTTCCCATTCATCAAAAGATAACTCCACCTCTTCTTGAGGTACTTCATCTTTTGCATTTTGGACCATTTGTTCAAACTTTTTAAATATGTTACCAATATCATCAATTCTGTCACTTGACATAATTTTTCTAGTAATCATAGATTGTAATGCTGGAATATATGATGCAGACACACTAATATCTTTGACAATAGCATCTAATTTATAAGTAACATAAGTTTGTAATCTTTCTTTATTTTCTGACATAATAAAAATTTTAATAAACAAATATACTAATAATATAATAAAAATGGAAATAGATATAAATAATTTAAGAGATAATATAAATAATAAATTAACTGATAGTGGCTGGGAACGTGTATTATCACCATATATAAATGGATTAAGCTTTGATCATATCATGAATACATTGGTTGATGGTGTAAAAAAAGGTAGAAGATTTACACCAAAGTTTAAAGATACATTTAATGCTTTTATAGAATGTCCATATGATAATGTAAAAGTAGTTATAGTAGGGCAAGACCCATATCCTCAGCTAGGTGTAGCTGATGGAATTGCATTTAGTTGTAGTAATAAAGGTAAGGCTGAAAAATCCTTGCAATATATACTTAAAGCACTTGGAGATGAAGATGGAGATGTAAATTTAAAACGTTGGGCTAACCAAGGCGTATTATTAATTAATACAGCTCTTACTGTAGAAGTTAATAAAATAGGTTCACACTATAGTATTTGGAAATCATTTACAGAATATTTGTTTGATACTTTAAATAGACATAACAAAGGTTTAGTATTTATATTAATGGGCAAGAAAGCTGAAGAATGGGCTCCATTATTATCTAATATGAAAATCTATAAAGTAGCACATCCAGCATCTGCAGCTTATAGAGGTGGTGAATGGGATTGTAAGAATGTCTTTGCATTGACAAATGCTGAATTAGATAAACAAGGAAAGACTTGGATAGAATGGTAATAATATGTATATTTGTATAACAAAAATTTAATTCAAATGACTGATAATCAATTAGTTGAACAAAAAAAACTGATAAAAGACTTCACAAGTAAATTTTATGCAGATTATGGAATAAAGCTTCATGTGTTTATACCACCCAAAGAAGATAATAAGATAACATTGAATATTTTAGAGATAGTAACTTTAGCAGCATTCTATCGTGATTTTCCAGAATTATCATATATAGAAACATTACATAATAGGCTAAGAAAAAAAGAATATATATCATATGTACAGACTTTTTCTTATTTAGCTTATAAATTAGGTTATAACAAAAATAGAATAGGGAGGTACTTAAACAGAACCCATGCTACAGTTATAAACTCATGTAAAAGAGTTGAAGATGGTATGGATACTAAAGATAAATTTACCTTGAATGTATATAGTAGTGTAATAAAAGAATTAGAAAATTATGTGGGAAATCTTCCAGAAAATATTAAAAGCAAAAATGACTCCAAACCAATTTCAAATTCTATTTGGGATCAAGCAAGGCGTCTCCTTGCCATACATAACTAAAGATGACGTACTTAGTTTAATTGATGAGGGGTATTTGGAAAAAAAAGATGCTAAATTTATTTTAACTTCTAAAGCCAAGCTCTTTATTAATAGGATGGATAATTACTTTATAAAAGCAAAAAAGAAAACTGATATATCATTAATGGGTAAAAACTTTATAGACAATATAAATGCTTATAGAGAAATATTTCCTGCTAAAAAATTACCTAGTGGTAAGCCAGCAAGAAATAACGTTAAAGCATTAAGTGATGCATTCAGATGGTTCTTTGAAACATATGATCATACATGGGATGATGTTATTAAAGCAACAAAGATGTATGTTAATGAGTATAGAGACAAAGAGTATATGTATATGCAAACTAGTCAATACTTTATATGTAAGCAAGATAAACATAGGGTAAAACATTCTACGTTAGCAGACTATTGTGATATGTCTATTGAAGGTATATCTACAGAAAATGAACACTTTAAAGAAAATGTAGTATGACAGCTGATCAAATAACAGAAATATTAAATAAATTAAACCTTGTACTTGAAGATTTTCAAATGCTAAGAGATGGAACATGGGTTCCAGATAAACAGTCATGTAATGACAGTATTGATAATATAGAAAGTATTATATACATAATAAACAATGAGTAAAACCAAAGAATCATGGTCAGGACAACATACTGCATTCAATGAAGCGCTTAAATATATGTTTAGAAGGTCAACAGGAGAAGAAAAATCAATCTATACTCCGTGGCCTAAATTTAATGATGCAACTACGGATGGTTTAGAATGGAATACTCTAACTGTAATTGGTGGTAGACCTGGCTCAGGTAAAACATTGATTAAAGATCAGATAATTAGAGAATCATTCATGCTAAATCCAAATGATGAATTCAGAGTACTAGAATTTCAATTTGAGATGGTAGGAAGAACTTCAGCCATAAGGGAATTTAGTTCTATAACAGGTAAAACTTATAAAGAATTATGTAGTGCCGGCAGTGTGTTGACTAAAGATACTTTAAATAAATGTCATGAGTATGCTAAGGAAAGAGTTAAATATCCTGTGGATATTATATCTACACCTATGACAGTAAACCAAATGCGTGATCAAATAGATCAGTACATGGTAAAACATCAAGGGTCAAAGACAATAATTACTTTAGACCATAGTATGTTAGTTAAAAGAGCTCCGTATCAAAATAGTACATTAGATATGTTATTTGAACTGGGTGAATTCTTTACACAATGTAAAAGGGACTATCCATGTTTATTTATTTGTTTATCTCAATTAAATAGGAATATAGATAACCCAGACAGGGCTATAGATGGCAAGTATGGTAATTATATTCTTGAGTCAGATATATTTGGATCAGATGCAATGTTACAGCATGCTGATACTTTAATAGGTATCAACAGACCTGCAAAGCAAAAGATTAGGTTTTATGGTCCAGATAGATATATTATTGAAAATGACAGAACTTTAGTGTTACATTTTTTAAAAGCCAGAAATGGTGATGCACGGATGTCATTCTTTAAAGCAAAGTTTGAACAAATGCGGATAGAAGAAATGCCTACACCAGGACAACAAGAAAGAAGATGATAAATACTAAAAATTTAAATAATAATAAAAAGATGGGACTAACACCACAACAAAGAAAAGAAAAAGTTGCGGCCCTTAGAGAAGAGCATGAAGATTACTTCCAAACAGAAGGTAAAATAAATGCTTTATATATACCCAAGATGGCATATAGACCTAAAGGTAAAGATGAATTATATGTGAGCTTTTTTCCAAGTGAACTTGAGAAAGATGAAAACATATATACTGAATTTGTCAGTATAGATTATGATATTGAAGATCCAAAAAGAACATTATATTTACATAAATATAATCCTCATTGGAAAAATGAATATGAATTAATAATATCAAGTTCGGGGTTTCAAAGACATCTTATACCTGTAAGTGAATTAAAAGTTATAAATGATATTACTGATAGAAATGGATCAAATGTCATTTCTAATAATGATTTAAGAATGACAAAAGATATGCAGTTTGATCTACCTAATCCAGATGCAAACCCGTCTACTGACTTAGTAAATAAGTTAGAAGATATTAATCAATCAATAATAACATTAACAAAAGTAATCAATAAATTAATTAAATAAAATGGCACAAAGCGTATTAGTAATTGCAGATTCAGGTACAGGAAAGTCTACCTCAATCAGAACATTAGATCCCAATGAGACTTTCATTATAAACATTGCAAATAAACCTCTACCTTTTAAAGGTTATAAGAGTATGTATACTCAAATAACTAAAGATAACCCAAAAGGTAATTTAACATCAGCAGCAAGCGCTCCTGGTATTATTAAGGCTATGAAGCATGTTAATGACAAAATGCCTAACATTAAAACTATTGTAGTAGATGATTGGCAGTATATGAGTTCTTTTGAATATTTTGATAGAGCTAATGAAAAAGGTTATGATAAGTTTACCCAAATCGCATCTAATTTAGCAATGGTTGCTAAGTTACCTAAAGATTTAAGAGAAGACTTAACTGTAATCTTTTTGACACACTCTGAAGATTCTACTGATATAAACGGAAATAGAAAAATCAAAGCAAAAACAATTGGTAAAATGATTGATAATGCATTAACTTTGGAGGGTCTATTTTCAATTGTCCTTTTTGGAAAAGTAAATAAAAATGATGATGGTGTTCTTGAATATGGTTTTGAAACTCAAAACTCAGGAGAAAACACATGTAAATCACCAATGGGTATGTTTGAGGATTTCTTCATTCCTAATGACTTACAGTATGTAAAAAACTGTATTCAAAAATATGAAGAGTAAATTAATTAATTAATAAAAAAGTAAATTATGTTAAGTACTAAAGACATGTCTGCAGGGTCAGGCGGAACAAAACCTGTGATTGAACCAGGTAATCAAGTAATCAAAATTAATTCAATATCATTTGATCAAACACCTTATGATTCTGATGCATACAACATTGTATTACATGTTGAGTCAGAGCCAATAAAAGGAGAATTTAATGGGTTTTTAAAAGATATGGATAATCCAAATGGTCCAAAATATGAAGGTCAAGTTGGAAGAGTAAGATTTAGCCCATATCCATATAAAGATGCTGTATTGCAAAATGGTAATGAAATAAATAGAGATACAGAAGTATTAAAAGCTATGGTATATTTATCTGAAGTATTAGGTAAACGTAAAGAGCTGGATGATATAGAAGCCAATACAATTGAAGACTTTATGGTAAAATGTAATGTTCTTTTAAGCAATAATGGTTATATGAATGCTTGTTTAGGTGCACGCGAATGGGAAAACAAAGATGGTTATACAAATAATGATTTGTTTCTTCCTAAAAGAACTAGAAATGGTGTACCTTTAGAATCATTGAGTGTAGAAAATTCTAATTTACTACAGTTTGATAGAAATAATACTAATCATTTTAGACCAATAGTTAAAAATGATGCACCAAAAGCAGACAATTTTGAACCAGCCGTAATAGCAGGTGGTGATTTTGATCTGTAATATTAATATAAGAATGGGCTCAGTTAATACTGGGCCTATTTCTTTTAATATATTTAGATCATGTTTAGCACTAAAAACTTAATTTTAGAAGAATCAGATATACCAAGTTATTGGGTATTTCAATACTATTTAAATCTTCCTGAACAGCTGACGGGGCAAGATATTAAGATTAAATCAATATTTAATCCTAATGAAAGAACTCCAAGCTTTTGCATATACGTTGATAAAACAATTATGCAGTATAAGTTCAAAGACTTTTCTACAGGTAGAGGTGGTAATAAAGCTGATTTAGTAAGATTACTTTTTGATTTAGATTATCCTGCAGCAACCAGGAGAATGATAGATGATTATAATACTTTTATAAAACAAGGTGGTAATATAGATATAGATTTTAAACCTGCAGCAAAATGGAAAATAGATTTTATAAAGTATAAAGCATGGACCATTTTAGATAGTAAATATTGGTTAAATTACAGAATAGGCAAAACAATGCTTGAAACATATAATGTAAAATCAATAGATTACTTTACCATGAGTATAGAGGAGAATGGTGAATTTAGATCATTAAGAGTTGGAGCGGGACTATGCTATGGTTATTTAGATAAGCACGGTGAAGTATATAAAATATATCAACCAAAAAGTAAGTCTCATAAATTCCATAAAGTTAAAAATTATATACAAGGGGTTGATCAGTTAAAATATAATCAACCATATCTGGTGATATGTTCATCTCTTAAAGATGCAATGTGTTTAAAAGGTATGGGTTATAACATAGAAGTTGTAGCGCCTGATTCAGAGAATACAATGATTAAACCGCATATAATATCACTATTAAAAAAGAAGTATAAAAAAGTAATAACACTCTTTGATAATGATCAAGCTGGTAGACAGGCAATAGAAAGATATGTAAATGCATATAAAATAGAAGGATGTACTCCCACCATATGCAAAGACATATCTGATG